CCACAGGCTCCGCAACCTTAACCGGAGGCGGCACCGGAACCCACGGCAACGGCAGTGTCACCACCGGAGGATTGATCTGATTCTCGATCTGCAACGAGACGTTCGCCTCAATAGTCGCTTGATCGACTCCGTTGCTGTAGCACCAACCAAGCACCTGCGCTTCGGTCAGGTCAGGATATGGCGTGAACTCACCACTCGGCGGCTGGAACGAGCAGGAGCCGTAGCAGGTGCCGCTGTATTGATCCTGAGTGCCGTTGCAACGCCAATCGGCGGTAATCACGACATCGGAGTAGGTGCCTTCGGTCGGCTTAACGAGAAGGCGTTCGATGATCCAAGAGAGGGTAATCATAGGATTAGGCAGCAGAAGTTGTGGCGAGAAGATAGTAGATCGTTCCATTAACCTTTATGGCAATCTTGTTGGTCACAGTGGTGTTTGTGATTGCTGCGTTGGTGACACCAGAACCCTCGGTAAAAATAGCAGGAATAGTGTTACTTGCAGAAACAGTAGAAGTAAACAACTGCACAGTTCCAGCGGGTCCGGTCGTCGGCTCTATTCCGGCTCCGATAGCTAAAACCTTAGCGGCAGATGTTCCGAATGTCGTAACCCCCACGCCGAGGTTACCACTCGCATCGAGCCGCATCCGCTCGTTCATTACGGCGGACTGACTGGTGTAAAACGCTAAATAACCACTTATGTCAGCAGTTGTAGCGGTTGCTTTTCCTCCAAATAACGCAGCAAATCCTGAAGAGGCCGTCGAAGAATCAGCGTATCTTCCACCCAACATCAGTGATGCGCCAACATTTATCCCCTGTGCAGTGTTGGACTCAATGTTGACGTTTGCGCCAGCTCTGCTTCCATCAATTAGAGGAACCAATCCCGGACCAGTAAACAATCCAAGACTCGGCGCAAGACTTCCACCTGTATTTGCAGTGCCACTTAGGAGAACGTCAAACTTAGTGCGAGGACTTCCACCAATCCCCAATCCCGTAGAGTTGAGGGTCATGGCGGTGGTGCCGCCGACACCAACTACCAATCCGGTCGTTGCGAACGTCGCGACGTTTGTTGAACCGGTGCGGATAATGGTTTGTCCCGCGCTATTGATCACTAGGTCGGTTGCATTCCCGCCTCCGACAATTGCGTTGTATCCTCCAAAATAGTGCGTTCCGGCACCTCCCGTATTCGCTAATTCAAATGTGGTTCCAGCGGCATTAGAACAGGTCAATGTGAGCGGTGTTGCGTTAGCTCCGGTGCTTACCGTCAACGCACCGCTTAAATTCGTTGCACCAGTCACACCCAGCGTCGTCCCCACCGTAGCCGCGCCGGTGATGGTGGCGGAGGCGAGGGTGGCGGTGCCGGATGCTCCGAGGATGTTGTTTACGCTGATCTTCTTAGTCGTACCAGATGCCGCCATCGTGGTATCGCTGACATCAACGATAGGGATAACGTCATTAGCCGGATCAGCGGCGGTCAACGCCGTCAGTGCTGTAATCTTTGTGTCTGCCATAGGTCAGTAAACGGTTAGAATGAATTTGTCGGATGCTTCGGTTAAAATGAGATCGGTGCCCTGCTCAGTTGCCATTCGATCGTAGGTGCCAAAAGACAACACGATCTTCCCAGTTCCATCCTCTTGCAGTACGAAGAACTCGTCTTCCTGCAATAGATCCCGGCGCACGATCGGCAGATCGGCGGGCGTGACGTTTCCGCCAGACCCACTCGAAGCCAATCGTGTTCCAAGAGCGAGTGTCACGGTTAGGAGCTGATGATTCCGTTGAACGCGACCACCTGACCACTGGAAATCTGGAAGCTCGTAATCGGCCCAGGAAGCGTAATGCCAGCGGGGATAGCCACTGTGGACCAAGATCCGCTGATTCCATTACCGGTGATCGAAGTGAAAGTGGTGACGGCAATCGTGGTGATCGCAACGAATGGGCCAGTGGTCAACGCGGTAGAGGTCACGAGCTGGAAGCCCGCATTGCCCATCGAATACTCGGTTGCCAGATTAGATTCTATGCTCATATGTCCCAAATTTTACGGATCTGATTCTTGCTGAAAGTGCTTTCAAAGCGGGTACCCTGCCGGTCTTCCATCCGGCTAAAGCCCTGCTTCACCTTGTCCTTGAGTTCGGCTTCGCGGGCAAAACCGGTAACCCCGAAGCGGGCTACCGGCTGCCTCGTCCAGCGTTCACCCTTGATCACAAGAGAATCGGTTCCCATTGGAGCGATTTGCTCCAAGGACTTGCCTTTGTTCTCGAAGGTGTAGATCGGCATGTTAAGACTCCATCTCGCTGTCGTACTCGGAAACCATGTTTCGCATACCTTCTTCGTCCATTGGTTCCATTGATTCCTTGCCGGCCTTCTCGTACTCGGCGGGCATACCGTTCACGCTCTGGATCTCAACGTAAGCCTCACCATTTTCAAGCTTCTTGAGAATACCCCGAACTTCCTGTAGGACAACTTCATCACCAACCTCGGGGGAAGCCTGTTGGCCATCTTCCGTGTCAGTGGAAAGAGCCTCGACTGGAATCGCAATCATTGGCGCATTGTTGTCAGCCTCATCACATCCGCAAGCGGAATGAGAAGGGGCACCACCGATTTCTCGACGATGCCCCTTTGGGCCGACGGCAATCACCATGATGGTGGCCGTCTTAGGTCGCATATTACAGCGTGGTAGCGGTCTTAGTGCGATGCACCAGGTACCAGACCGGGTTGTTGGTGTTGGTTGCGCTCGTGTTACCAGCGGCCAAACGCAGAGCGGCGAAGTACAGCTTCACACCAACGGTGACGAGCTGGTTCAACGGATCGCTCTTGTCGGGGGTATCGGTGATCACAACCTTCGGGGACAACGGATCATCACCGGTCAAGGCAGGGATACCAAACGCCTCGTTACCGAAGAAGAAGGACGCAATGATGTCCTTGCTAACCGCCAGACCGCCACCCGCGGCGGAAGCCTGATACACGAACTCATCACCAGCGGTGCCGGAACCGGTGCTGACAAACGAGTTGGTCTGAGTGACAACGCGGCAACCGTAGATGGAACCCACCTCGCCCTTGTAGAACGGGGTACCCTTGTTGCCGTAGTTGGAGGCGTTCAACCAATCGGTATCGCGCATCAAATCACGGGTAACACGAGGATCGGTCGCCAGGACGTAGCCACCATTGATCATCGGAGCGCGGTTACGCTTCAGGCGGGTCATTGAATCGAGGACAGCCGAAGCGGTCATCGTAGCATCGGCAGCGGTGGTAGCACTGTTCAGACCAGAGAACGTCTGAGTGGTCAGCGTAGCGGGGTTGCCGTACACCTTGATACCGCCGGAAGCAGCGGCAGTGTTACAAGCATCCGAGTTATCGAACGTACCACCACCCTCAGCGGCGGAACCGATAGAAGAACCGCTCGTGGTGAGGTTAGAGCCAACCAATGTGTTACGGATGACCGAGTCAACCCAGAGGGCCATGTCCATACCGGAGGTCTTGGTGGCCTGCTGGAGCGAGTTGAACAGGTCCGTGGCGCGGAGGATGTCGGTCAAACCGATCACCTGACCGTACTGAGAGAGCGACTTTTCAAGCCGGTTCAGGGCCAGAGCGCGGTAGTTCGCGGAACCAATTGCCGTACCCTCAGTCAACGTCTTAACATCAGCAACGCTCGGCGAACCAAAGCGGAACATCGTGATGGCTTGGTTACCGTTGTTCTTGGGGATCGTAGCCTTGGTGGCAAACTGATCAAGAATCGTCTCCTGTTGGACGATCGAGAGAAGCTCCTTGCTGAAGAAGTTCTGGAACTGGTTTGTAAGCGTGGTTGAATTAGTAATGCCTGCCATATTTTAGTTGTGGTTGTGCTATTGGTTGCTTTCCCGGTCGAACTCTCGTGTCGCTCGCATGAGCGCATCCCTTTGCTCCTTCTGGGATAACCGTGAGAAATCTTTCTCCTCGGTCTTGAGTTGTCCTGCCGGAACGCTTTTACCAATGGCGGTCTTCTGCTGGAGCTTGTTGAGCTGTTCTTTCAGAGACTTATTCTCGGCTTCTACAGACTGAAATCGACCCGCAGTATCTTGGAGCTTCATCAATTCTACCGCATGGGCTAACCCATTGGGCAGCGTTGTTAAGATCGGAATGCGCTGCAACAACTCAACCGTTCGCTTGTACTCGTTACTGGACTGATCCTTCAACCAAGTCTCTTTCTCGGACAACTTGTTGAAATTATCTGCCCAAGTCTTAGTAAAGCGTTCCTGTTGAACCTGCTGCTGCTTCACACTCACGGTCTTACGGACGCCATCAGCCTTAGCTCGCGCTGCCTTGGCCAACTGAGAGTCACCATCCGCATCGAATTCCTTGGCCG